TTGTGAGAATTTCGATACTGAAATAGAAAGCATAAGTGTTGGAGCTAACTTGCAAATTAAAAGTGTAACAATAACTCAAAATACCACAACTAATATCACGCCTGATACAGGATATGATGGGTTAAGTAGTGTTAGCGTTACAACAAATGTGCCACAACAAATACCGACCATAACAAATGCAATTGAATTAATTTCATATTCAAATAATATATTTCAAAATTTTAAAAATTATTTAAAAAACATAAAAGATAATTATGGAACATACACAGACCAACCTATAACATTATATTCACCAGAAGGGTATCAATATTATGTTATTCAAAAGCGTAGTGATGGCACATATAGAATTGTATGGAGTAAATATTTGAATATTGCATCATTTTATAGTAATAGTAGTTTTAAATTTTGCGGTATTCATGTATTTGAAGCTAGTACATACGTAAACGATGATTTAGTTATTAGAAGTGATCTTCCTTATGATTTAGAAACTTTTACAAACAGAATTTTAAATTTTGAAATTAATAGTGCAACTATTACTAACAAATTCGAGGGTTCATATATGCCAAATAATTTTTATTATTCAAATACTTTTAATAATATAGATGATTTAATAAATGCTATAACATCTTTAAACGGTAATATTACATATACAAATTGGACAAGTGGTTATTCTTTTGGTGCAGTAAAAGATACAAATTATGATTTTACATATACTAATTGCAATGTTATGAATTTTGATACTGGTGAATTTTTAAATGATAGAATAATTTCACATAATGAAACTATTTTGCCAAAATCATAATAGGAGACTTTTATGCTAACAGATGAAGTTTTAGAAAAAGTAATCGATAGATTAATAGTAAGAATTAACAAAGGAAATGAATATGTTTTAAAAAAAATGGGTGAGAGTGTCAAAAAGATAGGCACTCTTACACCATCGCAAGCACAAGAATTAGAACAAATATTAAAATATGGCGGTGATTATGAAAAAATCGCACAAGAATTGGCGAGGCTAACTGACATGAATGTCGCCGACATATATAAGATATTTGAAGAGGTTGCTAAAAATGATTATCAATTTGCAGAACAATTTTATAAATATCGTGGCATTAAATACATACCTTTTGATGAAAATGATGTTTTAAAAAGGCAAGTAAATGCAATTGCTAAAATAACAGCAGAAGAATATCTTAATTTAGCACGAACAACAGTCATGGGATATGCAATTAAAAATTCAAATGGACAGTATGTGTTTAAAAAGATAAAGCAAGTCTATCATGAATTAATTGATGAAGCTATTTTGAATGTATCACAAGGTAAAGAAACTTTTGATGAGGCAATGTATCGAAAATTAAAAGAAATAGGCGAAAGTGGGCTAAAAGTTGTATATCCAACAACATATATAGGCAAAGACGGCAAAGAACGCCATTATGTTAGAAGATTAGATTCTGCTATTAGAATGAATATGAAAGATGGATTGAGGACACTACATAATGAAACACAGCAACAATTTGGAAAAGAATTTAAAAGTGATGGCGTTGAAATTTCGGTTCATCTTAATCCTGCACCCGATCATCAATTTGTTCAAGGACATCAATTTAGTAATGAAGAGTTTGAAAAGTTTCAAACGGATGAAGATAGCACAAGTTATGATGGAACTTTTTACCCCGCCGAGTCAGAAGAAACAGGACATGATAGGCGTTCAATTGGGCAATATAATTGTTATCATTATGTATTTAGTATTGTACTTGGAATTAGCAAGCCTGAATATACAAATGAGCAATTACAACAAATTATAGACAAAAATAACGAGGGCTTTGAATTTGAAGGAAAACATTATTCTAATTATGAAGGTACACAGTTGCAAAGGAAAATAGAACTTGAAATTAGAAAAGCAAAAGATAATCAGATATTAGGAAAAGCAAGTAATAATACACCACTTATAAATGAAAGCCAACAAAGAATAAGACTATTAAATGATAAATATAAAAAATTAAATCAAGCAAGTGGATTGCCAAGCTCTATTGATAGAGCAAGAGTGAGTGGTTATCGAAGAATTAAAATAAATAATTTAAAAGAAATAGAATATGCAAGAGAAAATAATCAAATATGGCATTCTACTAATAGCTTAAAAGATATAATAAACAGCAACAAAATAATCGCACCAAGCATAGCAGTAGGGAAAAAATTTAATACAGAAACAAAATATGGAACACAGTTTATTATATTTAAACCTGAAATATTAGAAAATGTAAGTAAAGAAACAATCTTATATAATGGTGATGGTGGTAATGAGTATTTACGAAATAATAAAAAGTTTAATAATTTAATGAATTTGTTAAAAGACAATCCTAAAAAATATAATGAATTAAAATTTAATAATGATTTAGAATCTTTAAAATATATAAAAAAAGTTTATATTAGGCAGGATGAACCAAAAGAACTTATTAAATTATTAAAGGAAAATAAAATTAAATATCAAATTTATAAAGATTTAAGAATTAGAACATAGAAATATGTTCTTTTTTTGTCAAATAAGTGTAAAGTGTGTTTACTTTTTGCTAAAAATATATTATATTAATACACAAGAAAGGGGGTGTTGAGTATGGCAAAAAAAGAAGAAAATCAAGAAATTGAATTAAAGCCAATACAAATTAAGAAAACAAAAATAACTATTAAAGGCAAATCTTCATTAATAGTAAATAATTTCAATGAAAAAAGTAGACAACAAATAATTGATGCGCAAATGAAAAAACCAAAAACAAAAGAATTGAGGAATCCAATAGAAGATTTTATGAGGGCTTGTTATTGGTTAACGCCTGAACCAAAAGAGTTTACAGAAGAAAGTTTTGCAAAAGCATTAGAAGAAGGCGCTAGATTTGGATTTCCTTCAAAAGGAATTAAAGCAAGTATAGTTTCAGGTGCTTATAGAAATGGTGCTTCAAAAGATAAAGTTAGTTTATATGGTGCTTTCTTTATACCTGATGAATTTATAGAAATTAAATATGGAGAAATTTCAATGCGTGAAGATTATGTTAGAATAGCACATGGCGGCACAGATGTTAGATTTAGACCTGAATTTAAGGATTGGAGTATGACATTTGATATAGAATATAATGAGAATGTTTATTCACTTGAACAACTAATTAATTTCATTAATCTAGGTGGATTTAGTTGTGGACTTGGAGAAATGCGTGTGGAAAAAGGTGGCAATTTTGGATCTTATGAAGTAGAAACAAAATAATGACTTGGCAGGCTCGTTACGTTTTGGCGGGTTTCGATTTGGTCTGTTCCGGCGAGGTGTGGCAGGCACGGTTAGTTTAGGTTTTGTGTTGTACGTTATTGTATGGTCCGTTTTGGCAGGGGAAAGGAGAAAAATATGAGAAAAAAATATAGTTGGAAATCAATAGGATTTAATGCAAATGCGCAAAGAGTTGGCGAAGAATTAGAAAATATTGTAGATATAACAAATAGAAATGTATTAGAGTATGCAAAAAACAATATTAATAGTGAATTATATAAATGTTTTGAATGGGATGATGCAATTGCTGGAGAAAAATATAGATTAACTCAAGCAAGTAAATTAATTAGTTCTATATCTTTTGTAATTGAAGAAAAGCCTATGAAAAAACAAAAAGTATATTATAGTATTAAAACCGAAGAGAAAGATTTATGTAAATTTAAAAATATTAAAGATATATTGGAAAATGATGAAGAATATTATGCACTTTGTAATAAAGCAAAACAAGAATTAGAAAATTGCAAAGATAAATATAATGATTTAATAAAAAAACAAGATATGAAAGATATAATTTTTGAGATTTATAAGGAGATTTAGGATGACATTTGAAAAAGCAACGAATAAATTAAGAGAATATTATACCAAAGATTTAGAGTTTGAAAACAATTTATTGCTAATATTGTTTTTAATATTAACATTTATTTTTACAATTTGGTTGTGTGTTTCAGTTAAAGAAAAAGGTGATTTGAAAAAAGAAAATGCCAAATTACATCAACAAGTTATTGATTATAAGTGGCAATTAGAACAAGTACAATATATTTTGGAACATGAAAAGGGTGATTAACATGACATTTGAAGAAAGGTGTGAAAGGTTTGTTAAAAATAGCAAAAACGAACATAATAGATTTAGGTTTGTATATAGAGTTATCTTTTTAAATAAAAAAATAAAAGAACACGAAAAAGAAGAATTAGAACCATCAAATCAAAAAGAAAGAGTTGGGGAATTATTAGAATATAAACGAATGATTTAAGGAGAGATTAAAATGAATGAATTGCAAAAAATATTAAATGAAAAATTAACAGAAAATGGAGACAAATCTTATAAAAGCACAGGTGATAATTTAACAGATATATTTTTCATGACACCTTATTTTGAAAAGCATTTAGATGAAGCAACAATTGGAACAAGTGAAAAAGAAAAAATATTTTCTATGTTTGTAAGAGATCCAAGATTTGGATTAGGGAGAAGAGACTTGGGAAGAAGATTAATGGCACAATCAAAAGTTCCATTTTATGATATTGTAGTAGCTGGAAGGTATGATGATTTATGGCATATTCCAACCGATGAAAACCTTAATTATTTAAGAACAAAATTGATTCAGGGTGATGAGTTAGCTAAAAAATGGATGCCAAGATTAACAGGAAAAGATAAAAAGATAGCTAAAGCATTATGCAAAATATGGGAAATTTCTGAAAAAGAATACAGAGAACTAATCAAAACGGATTCAACTGTGGAATATAAATTATCTTATGCAGAACAAATAGAAGGTACACCTTTAAATGAGTTATTTAAAGAAGGTAATTACATACATCCATTAGTAGACGATATTAATTTTGAGCAAGTTCCATCTTTGGCTATGACTAAATATTTACATACATTTTCAACAAGGGAAGATTTAAAGCCAAGATTTGAAGAATACATTAAAGCAGTAAAAGAAGAAAAAGCAAAAATAAATACTAAAACAACAAATGTTTATGATGGATATAAAACAGCAAATAAAGGAAATTGGACTACACAAGAAGTTGAAAAAGAAGCTATTGAAGTAGTTGCAAATAAAATTGTAGACAATGCTACTTTAGGCGTAGAAATGAATGCAATTTGTATTGTAGATACATCAGGATCTATGGGCTGGGGTGGTTTTAATAAAGATAGTTTATTAGGAAAAGCTTATTCAATAGCTTATGGAATAGCCACAAAATCAACTTATGCACCTAATCAAGTTATTTCTTTTAGTTCAAGACCACAACTAATGACAATACAGGGAGAAACATTACAAGAAAAATATCAATCAATGTACACAGGTGATTGCTCTAATACTGATTTTGGTAAAGTTATGGAATTATTAAAAGAATTAAAAAAATATCCTGAATATTTAATAGTTTTATCAGATATGGAATTTGATGAAGGATCTAATCAATCAAAAGAAGAAACAATGAGAATATTTAAGAAAAATGGTGCAGAAACAAAAATTATATGGTGGAATCTTAATGATAGAAACAAAACAGTACCAGAATTTGATGAATATGGAAATATATTTATATCAGGATATAATATGCAAATTTTAAAATTATTAGAAAATAAGTTTGATATGACAACTTATATTGATAAAATTTTAAAAGATTACATGAAAAAGATTGATTATAAAAGTAATTTGTAATATAATAAATTTTAATTAAAGAGACGAAACAGCAAAAAGACACGTTCGCCGATACGTAAAAAGCGGCTCCATGATTAAGAATTATAACTATAAAAGTTATTTTATCCTACTTACTTTGTCTCTTGTTACTTTTAAAAAATATGTTAAAGCCAATTTCTGCAAAAAGTATTTAGTAGCTCATTTGGTAGAGCAATAGACTTGTAATCTATGTGTAGTTGGTTCGATTCCAACCTGATTAATTAATTGGCTTGTTAAGTTGATAATAAAATTAAATGCACTATACAGCAAAAAAATCCGATTCAAGGATGTATACGTTGGTTCAAATCCAACATAGAAGGCAATTTTCTATTAGTCAAGTGGTTAAGACGCATTAAAAAAGTGCATTGTTAAATTTGAAATAATATAAAAGGACACACAGCAATATAAAAGCCAAGCATAGGCACCAAACTGTTAATTTGGAAAATTTGTCCTTTGTTTAATTTTTAAAATAAGAGCGTTTGCTCTTTTTTTTGTTTGGTAGTATAATTTTTATGTAAGAGTATTGGAAAGGGTTTGGTATGCAAGGTATAATTGTTGCTATTATTAGTGGGCTATGTGTAGCTATTCCTTCGGTTATCGCAACAATATCAAGTAATAAAAGAAATAACGATTTAATTTTGTTTAGAATAA